ACGACCGGGTCGGCGAACGTGATCGCCTGACGTGCATAGCCGCCCGTGCTGGTCGGTTCGACTGCGCCGGCCGCGTTGGTCTGGCCGTCATCGCCGGGATTTGCTGTGGTGAGCGCTGCGTGAGTCGCCGCCGTGTAGCTGGTGCTGCGTCCGGTTGCGAAGCGCGTCAGCTGTTCGCGGGTGCGGCGTCCATATCCGTTTGCCATCTGTACTTACTCCTACGTCACAACGTGGTTGATACGTGCCAAGACAGAAAGCCGGCAGTTGCACCGGCCGCCATGATGACGCGCATCGTTGTTACGTCGCGCGGCACAACATATTCGTCGGTCTGGCTCCCAAAGAAGAGCAGATCCGTCACGTCGGCGGCGGCCATGCCTGCAACGCCAAACGCGATGTGACAGTTCGTGGTTGGCTTCAGGGTGATCGTTCGATCGTCGACCCCCGAGCCAGGGATCGTGATCTCGGCGCTCGAGGTGCCGTCCACGGTGACTTTGCCCGCGGCTTGCGGCTCGCCGCTGCCAGCTCTGCGGGGAACGATGCGGCGAATGGTGTAGGTTTTTGCCATGTGAGGTTCTTCAGATCGGAGACGACAAGCACCACGCCAGCTCACCATCGGCGGCGCCGGTTTTCTTGATTACGCGCATGCTCGTTACCTCGCGCGGGACCACGTACTCTTCCGTCTGCCCGGCGAAGAAAAGCATGTCATTTGTTGTCGCTGCGCCCATGGTCGCCACGTCAAACGCAATGTGACAGTCGACCGTAGGACGCAGGCAGATGTAACGATCGTCGACCCCCGAGCCGGGAACCGTGATCACGCCGCTCGAGGTACCAGTGAGCGGCACGCGCGGCTGCGACGCCTGCGGAGCGGTCGAGCCGTACGGGCGGGGTGCGTAGCGTAGGGTCGCTTTGGTGCTGAACGCGCTCATCGGTCGGGCTCCTGCGTGAGACTTTCAATGTGGGGCAAAACCTGCAAGCGGAACTCGGGATCGGTCTGGCTGAGTCGCAGCAGCTCGGCGTTCAAGCGGTCGTCGTCGGCCGCCTCTGCCAGCTGCTTTCCCCACTTGCCGAGCACGTTGGGACTCTGCTTGATCAGGGTTTCTGTCGCCCTCGAGTTCTGCCAGCCGCGCGCGCGGTTAGACCGCTCGCTCGCGCTGTTCGGTCCGAACGGCAGCCCCGGAGCTTGCGCTCCGAACGCCCTGGCGACCGTAGGCGTCGCCTCCTCAGCCAAGACGCCCAGCGACTCGGCTTTGTTCGCCAAGCCGCGCTGGCCAGCCGCTAGGGTGCTCGCACCGCGGTACTTCACGAAGTCCGCCGCCATGCCCATAAGCCCGCCCCGCAGCGGGTTCTCTTGCGAGCTTGCAGCGATCCAGCTCGGGAGCGAGATCTTCTGGTTGCCGTACTCCTGATAGACGCGGGCCACGGCTGGATCGTGGACGGCGGCGCCGAGCCGGAAGTCGTTGTTAGCCCCGTTCCATCCGGCGTTCAGCTCGGGAGGCACGGTTCCGTTCGAGACGCCGCGCTGTAGCGCGTCCTTGGTTCCTGCGCGCAAGTCGCCGGCTATGAAGCGCCGCACGGACTCCTCCATGGGAGCTTCCGGGCCGCCGCCGAGCCTGTTCCAGTCGATCTGGCTGTCGGTGTAGCGACGCTGTTCCATGGCGTCGGGCCATTCGGCATAGTGCGCTTCGCTGCCGTCCGGCTTCATGACCGCGTTGGTGTTGCGATCGATGCGGTCGGCGTACTTGGTCGCGAAGTTGGCTTCGCTGGTGCCCGCGGGGTCCCATGCTCGGCTGCGCAGGTCTGCGCGGTCGCGGAGCTGGCCAGTCAGGTCATCAAGCGGGACAGTCGGCGGCGAAGCCAGGTTCGCGATGTCGTCTTCGTACTGACCCATACGGTTGCCGGCGTCGTCGAGCAGCGCGCCAGCGTTGTCGGCGTACGTTCGAGCGTCCGCGCCCACGTGGTTCAGCGGGTTCCACTTGCCGCCCGGATAGTTGCTCTTGTGCAGCCCTGCGCGTTCGATGTCCTCGCCGAGCTGGATCACTGAGTCTTCGCCGTGGTTCTGCATGAACCGCTTGAGCCCCGAGCCGTAGACGCCCGTGGCCGCGACACGGTTGATCGAGGCTTTGTCGTTCAGCCACTTGGCAGCGCCCTCTGTGGCCGCTTCTGTGGGGGTTCCCGGCGTGCCGTGCATGACGTTCTTCACCACCTGCCCGCCCGCGCCAAACAGTCCGCCCGTCGCGCCGCCTAGCACCGCGCCGCGTCCCGTGTCGTAAAGCTGCTCTAACGGGCTGCTGTCCTTGTCCGTGTCGCCGTACGCGCGCAAACCGCCTTCGATCGCGCCTTCCGTGAGTCCTCGAGCAACCATCCCCATCTTGCCGATCGCGCCGATCTTGCCGACTGGCGAGAGCAGGGACGCCGCGATGTCGCTGCCGTGGTAGCCGATCGGCGAACGCCCGCGCGCGCGCTCACCTGCGGCGCGGTACTCGTTTGCGGTCGACTCGCCGGCCAGCAGCTCGAGCGCGTCGTCATCGAAACCGAATGACAATCCGTGCGCCGCGCCGAGTGCCATGTCCTGACCGGTCTCTTTGACCGTGTCGAGCCCGGTGCGCGGCTTTGGGGCGTACTCGGGGGCCTGCGCGGCTTCGACCTTCTTTCCTGCCGCGTTCACCTCATCCATGAACGCATTGACGTCCTGGTCGTCAACCTCGATCTCCTGCCCGTCGACTAGGAACTTGCGACTCATCAGTAGCCCCCGGCGTTAGGCGCGAACGTGCCGGGCTTCCACTTGATCGCCGCCCCAGGCTTCGGCGGAGCTGCGGGATCGGGCGGCTCGTCATAGTTCGTTTTCATGCGCACATAATGCCCGCCGATCGGCGCAAGTCGTACGTTCACGCGGTTTTTGACGTCCTCGAGCGCGCCCTTGAGCTTCTCGAGCTGCGTGTCTTGGTTGGGGTCGCCGTAGCCAGCGAGTGAGGCCATGGCGTCGAGCGCGTCACGGCCACCAAACGTGACACTCGCGGCCATGCCCTCGAGCTTCTCTCTCTCCTTGTCCGACAGCACGCCGCCCATGCCCGACATGGCGCCGAGTCCGCCGACGAAACGCGCCTGAGCTTGCTGGAATCGGTTGATGTCCTTCGCATCCTTCTGGATGTCGCCGACGCCGATCTTTGTGCGGATGTCGACCATGTCGTTCATGGCATCGGCGGCCGCGCCGATCACTGAGCGCGCCTCGATCGCCTTTTCGCGCATGGCTGCGTTAGTCATCGCGGCATCAGCTGCGCGCTGATCGTGCGTCTCGATGCCGGGGATCGGAGAGCTAAGAAGGTTGCGCTGTTCCTCCTTGTCGGTGCGGGCCTGATCCTTGTCCTCTTGGCGCCACTTGGCCTGATCCCGGCGAAACTGGTCCGTTAGCCACATCTGCGAACGGCCCTGGCGTTCCAGCTCGAGGCCGTGGCGGTTCTGCTCCGTGTTGTCAGTCTCCATGTTGGAGATACTTGCGGTGTTCATGCGAGCTTGCTCGGCGAGATGCGCGGCGTCGCGCGCTTCCGCCGACGTGAGCTGTCTGCCCTGACGTTCGTTCTCCGCCTCGATCGTCCGCTGCGACCGGCCGTCCTGCGCTTCCTCGCCCAGCGCGTGCATGCGCTCGCCGCTGGTGACGTGGCGCAAGTCGCGAGTCTCGATGCCCTCCTGGTCGGCCTGATGCTGCGCGCGCGCGGCTTCCTGGTCGGCCTGGTGTTGCGCGCGAGCGCCGGCGATCTCTCGGTTGCGCTGCGCAAGCGCCCGGTCGCGGTCGGCCGCCTGCATCTTGCCTTGAGCCCAGCCCATCCCGAGTTTGCCGATCCCCTGCCCCTTGTTGCCAGCGATGTCACCGACCAGGGCGGCGATCACACTCAAGTCGTTGAGCGCGCCGCCGAACTTCGCCTCACCCTCGGCGTCGATGGCGTTGCGGTCGGCCTGACGCTCCTCCGCGGTCAAGGGGCGCTCGGGTGCGGGCTGCGGCTGTCCACGGTTCGCCAAGGCTTCTAGCGGGCTGCTGAACGTCGGCTCGAGCGCGCGCCCGCGCAGAGCTGGCTCGACCAGCTCGGGCGCTAACTCGGAAGCCAGCGCGGGGGCTGGTGGCTGCTCGGGGACGAGCGGGGCCGGGGCGGGAGCAAGCTCGTCCGGGTCGAGTCCCGCAAGCGCGCGCATGCGGCGCTCCGTCTCGGGATCGTCGTAGCCGTAGTTAGTCTGGTAATAGGCCATCGAAACCCTTCAATCGAAGTCATGCGCGCCGCGGTTGCTGTTCTGCCAACGATCGAAATCGTTGTCTGAGCCGTCATCTTCATTTTTGATCGGCGGGATGCTCGCCGCCGCGATCTGCATGCCGACGTCGGCCGCGTTCGCTTTGGTCTTGTCCTGGTAACTCTGAACGTGGCGATCCGTAGTCGTGTTGTTGTCGGTGATCCGCAGACCCGCCGCCGAGCCGATGTTGTTTAGGTTGCCCTGGTTGACGTTGACGCCAAACTGTCCGGCGCCGAGCTGTGCGCCGCTTGCGGAGCTGTAGCCGCTGATGGCATTCATCCCGAGTCCGCTCTGCACGCCGATCGAGCCTTGCGTGCGCGCGTCGGCTGCGCTGTTCACTCCGAATCCGCCGTTGGCGATATTCGTTGCACCGGTCATCGCGGTGTCGGTGTACTGGTTGCCGGCCTGCTCTACGAGGTGGTTCCGGTTCGTTAGGTCGCGCTGCTGGTCGGCGGCGTAGCCCTCCTGCCAGCGCTGCGAGATCTGCGACTGCGCCTTGTTGAACGTGGCCATCTGGTCGGCCGCTGACTTGGTCGAAAAGTCCTCATTGAACGACTGCGTCCGCATGTCGGTCGCGAGCTGACCTTGCATGTTGGTCGCGTTGAGCTTCGTTGTGGTGTTGAACTCGGTTGCCCGGTCCGCCGCCACGCCGCGCGCATAGCTCTCCTGGAACGTGTCACGCCGCAGCTGGCCGCTTTGGTCCACGTACATGCCCTGCGCCGCAAGCTGCCGATCGCGGTTCGCGGTCGAAAGCGCATTGGCTTGCGCGTTCATCTGCGTGCTCACGCCTGCGTAACCTTGCAGAGCGGCCATCGAACGGTTGACCGCGTTTGCCTGCGCACCCAGGTCGCCGAGCAGTCGATTCTGACTCAGCTGCCGCGCGCCGAGCTGCGCCGCAAGCTGCTCGCTCGCGCCGCCGCCCATGCCGCGCTCGCGCAGGTTCGACATCGCAGCGCCGCGCAGCGCGCGCTCGCCCTGCTCCTGCTCCAAGCGCCCGCGTTCGTAGATCAGCCGCTCGGCAGCGGTGATCTGCGGAGTCGTGAGCGCCTTGAACTTGTCGCGCGCGTCGACTGCCGCAGCGTACGCCTCGGGGTCCAGGTCGCCGGGCTTGACGTCCTTGGAGCCGCCCGCAATGTTGCCCAGCTCAGCGATACCCTCGCGGTACATCGCATCGGCCGCGGGATCTGCGTATGCACCGGCAGCTTGCGAGGTGTAGTCGTATTGCCCGCTTGCGAAGCCGCCGAGCTGCGAATACGCCGCGTTCTGGTTCGCGATGTCCTGCGGGTTCGCGCGCGCGTACTGCGCTTGCGAGACCACATCAGGACCGTAGCCGCCCGCGGTCAGGATCGGCTGCGCGTTGGTCTTGTTCGCGAAATTTTCGTAGTTGCCACGCGAGAAATCGACAGTGTTGTTGACGCTGTCCGTGTACGTGCGCAGGACCTCCTGATCGGCGGCGTTCGCGGACGCCGCGCTCTGCGCGCTCTGACGCTGCCACGCTGGCACCATCGCGTTCAGCTGGTCGGCCGCAGTGCCCACCTTGTTGGCGCTGGTGACTACAGGCTGAACGTAGCTGTTGTTACTCTCATTCGCTTTGTGAGTCTCGCCCCAGACATTATCTATAACTGGCGCGTTTACGTTGTCTCGACTCGTGATGTAGTCGTCGCCAAGACCCCAGTTCTGTGACTGGCTTACAGGGCGACTGCGTTCGTTCTGACGGATGTTCTCGTCATACGTCTTGCGGCCCTCTTCAGTGTTGGGCTGCGTCGATCCGGGGATCGTTGTGGCCCCGTTCCACTGTCGACCAAACGCCTCGACGTCATCCGGGTTGTTGGGATCCAACCCGTAGAACGACATCATCCACTTTACCTGTTCCCAGGACTGATCCTCGGTATTGGGCGTGGAGCTGGACGAGATGTCCTCATCGTAATAGGTGCCGTTAGGGGTGTATGGCATGTTAGGCCGTCACGATCAGGTTGATGTCGTATTCTTGGCCAACCGTGAGGCCGGGTATTTCAATGATGGACAGCACCCCGCTCGCCCACTTCCAGCGGACACCAGACGTCGCGATGTACTCGGTTCCGGATCGCGATTTTGCGCGCCCGCACGTGACACCACGCGGCAGGAAGTCGCAGCCGACTTGCAGCGGCGGGGCGTATATCTTCGACAGCTCGATTACGCGCGAGCTTCCAGCTTCATTCATGGCTGCTTCCACGTCACGGAACGCTGCCGCGACATCGGGGTCTTTCAGTGAAACGCCAAAGCGAAAGGCGCGCGCCCTCCTGCCGGTTCCCATCAGCGCACCAGCCTTGCGAATGAGATGGTTTCAAACTGGACGGCTACGCCGATCATCTCGAACAGACTCGTTGATGCCGCGATGTCCATCCCGAACGTGAATGCGGGCGCAATGGCTGGCGCATCGCACGGGACAGCAAACCCGAACCGCTTTGCGTTCACCGTGTCTTCTGAGTTCAGGGTTACCGTTGAATAAGCGACCGAACCGTTCATGAAGATTTGCTGAGCGACAACGTCAGCAGCGCTCACGATGAGAGGGTCTGCCGTCTGCCAATGCTTCTGCTCAAACGGACTCTCGCCGCAGATCGGTTGGAAGTGTATGCGGCTGACAGGAAGCGTCCCGCCCGACGTCTGCGGGGCGCTGATCTGCGTTCCCGCAAGCACGCACAAAATGCCGTCGCGTCGGAAGTAGGCGCCATGGTGGGCCGCAGAAGCAGACGGTTTGTCGGTGACCCACGTCTTAGTCACGATGTTGTAGCGATAAATGCTGGTCGTCGAGCTGCTGTGGTCAAACAGAATGACTTCGTTGTTCGCTTCGTCCGCTTCCATCCAGACGCACGTTGACGTACTGACCACGTACGCAGCGCCGGGCGCTACCATGCGGCCCGGAAGCAGATCGCCGATCACACCCTCAGTTATCGGCATCACGAGACCGTCTGACGTGATGGCCACGACGCCGCGTGACGTGCGCGCATAGACGACATCGCGCAGCACGCACCACGCGCGAGGCCCTGTCAGAATGAGCGTTTCGTCGACCGGGTCCATACGCCAGTCGAACCCATCACCCGCGCTGCCGCCGCTGCCGCTGAGTCGCTTCACGCCTTTTGTGGTGAAGAAGATCACGGCGTCCTTGGTCGGCGCAATCGCGAGGATCTTTGCGCCGCCGCCGATCCGCTCGTAGTTCGCGAGCGGCACGCGCCACGGCTGATGCTGCTCGGACACGCACCAGCCGTCCTCTTGCTCGACGGGTGACACGGTAAGAGCGGTTTCCGCGGCTTCGATGCGCGGCAGCGGCGGGTCGAACCGGTTGCCGTGCGTTGCGCGGATCGTGAAGGTGGGCATGCCCGCTCTCGTGCCGCTCATGTTTTCGGAGCGGAACGTGACGAGCGCGATTGACTGACGGGACAGGTCATCGCCGGGCGGCGCGTAGTTCTCGATGCCATACACGCGCATCGATCTTTGCGTGCCGAGGTAGCTGATCTCGAAACCAAACTTTCCGGAGTCCGTTGCGAGGTATTCCGTGCCGTTTATCTCGATCACATCCGACAGGTACACGATCTGATTGGTTGCGTTGGATGTAGGGGCCGGAGTCACCGTGAAGGTACTCACGCCGACCGATTGGATACGCACTCCGCCGCCGGGCAGCCCCGGACCCAGTGTCATTCGCATACCGACGCAGAGCTTCGACGGTAGATCCGGGTTTACAGCTGTAATCGTTGCGTTGCCGTTCGTGTAGTTGACGATCCCGAGACGCAGTCCAAAGTTGTTGTCAGGTAGTGGGTTCGTCGCGTGGGTGCCTACCGAGTGCCAGCCGTTGACGGGTCGCAGCGAGAGCTGCGCAGGCTGCTTGATGTTGCCGTAAAACGTGTATCCCTTGAACTGCGCCATGCATGCAGCTGCGGGCGGCGGATACGTCGTTCCCTGAACGCCCTGGAATCCATCGTTTGTGTAAAGCGCGTCGCCAAGCGCGTCGTCAGTCGATCGATCCACAAAGGGAACGTTCCAGTTGCCGACGTCACCAGACGTCAGCTTGATCGAGCAAACGCGGAAGTAGTCGGCGCCGAGACTCGTGAACGCAAAGTCCTTTTCTTGCGGCTGCGTGCGGGTTCTGTAGATCTCGACGAAGTCACCGGCCCGCACGAACTCGTTGTGAAAAGACAGTGTCCCACCCACGTTTGCAGATGGATAGTCGGCTTCGGCGCCCTGGATCCAAGTGACGTAGATCGACGCGCACGGCGCGCTTACGTACTCGGCGCCGCTTAGACCTTTCCTACGGATGATCGCGGTGTACGCCGCGCCATAGCCCCAAGGGATCGCGCCGCCTTCGACCTCCAACACGTCGGCTCCGGCCGAGATGAACCCGATCGGCGCGCGGATGCCCGCGTTGCTGACCATTGCGCCAGAGCCAGACGGCGGGTCTGCGCTGCGCTCGAAACACACGACGCCGCAATCCATGTTCACGTACTGGTAGCCAGCAGCTTCGACAGCCCAAACGCCGCCGTCGTCGCGCGGGTAGAAATACGAGCCGTACTCAGCAAGGATCGATGCGCCAGGGTAGTAGCCGCCCAGGGACGGGCTGTTCCATGCGCAGTACCAGTCGTTTAGGGCGTTCTCGTAGACCACAAGAGACCATGCGTTGCTGCCGCTCGGAAGCATCCAGGCACGCATGCCCGACGACAGAGGCACCGAAGCGGCGAACGCCCACTGTCGCGCGCGCTCGATCTTGTATGGGCTGCGGATGTAGATGTTTTCGGCCACCGACATGGCGCCGGGCGGCAGCGACACGAGCTTTCCGGGCTGCGTGACGAGTCCTAACGGCTGCAAGATGAGCTGCTGCGGCATCAGCCACCCCTCGCAATCTCGCCGCTATAGACGTTGTTCCAGACGATCGATCGGTGGTTCTGCTGCGCACGCGGCTGGATGTGATCACGAAACGCCATGATGACCGACATGCACTTGTCTTCGATGGCCTGCTGCGCATCGAAGAAACGCCGCTGTCGGCAGATCTCCGCAGCGGTCAGATCGGCAAGCAGCCGCTGATACTCTTCGGGTAGCGGCGGGAATGGCGACTGACCTTCTGCGACGATGTAGTCGCCACCGAAGCCGCCGATCACTAGAGACTGGTCGCTCGTCCCAGCAAACTGATAGTTCAGCGCGGTGAGCGTCAACACCTCGGCCTGCGCCACGACCTCGCACCATCCTGTTGTGCGTACGATCTCTCCGCGAAACGCTGTCGAAAGCGTTTGCGAGGATGTCAGGTTCGCTTGCCACAACACGGCGGCAGCCGAAACGGCATACTGTCGCGTCCCTATCGACGTCCCCGTGATTAGGCCGTTGCTCGTGCTTGTTAGTGGAGTGAGCAGCGGCGGCTGCAGGTAGTAGAACAGCTTGATCTTGTAGACAGCATCGGGCGCGGGCGCGATTACGATGCGGTCGCCGCGCAAACAGTAGCGCTGCGGCTTGCCCGTTTGCCCAACGCCGAGCTGGTAACTAAGCAGCTGCTGCTCGTCGACCTCGTCGAGCTGCACGTAGTTCTCGCCGGCGTCGTAGGCAATTTGGATCTGCTGCAAACCGCCGGCGCACGCGCGGTTAGGCATGCGGTAGAACGGTTGGCCGATCGTCGTTGTGCGCGGCTCGACCTGTAGCCAGTAGTTGCCCTTGCTCTTGACGACCATGTCCGCGAACTTTCCGCGAAGCATGTCGGTCATCTCGCGACAGATGCGCGCATCAGTGTAGTCACCCGGTGCAGCGCTGCTGATGAACGCCGCTTCACGAACGCGTGGGCATAGGCTCTCGGTTGTGTTCATGCGTAATTGCCGAACCAATCCTCATCGTCGTCATCGATGCCGCCGCGGCTACCCGGCTTGCGGTCGGGGCCGCTGATGATCAGCGGAGCCTGAATACGCTGCGTCGAGATGACGCCGTCACCCTCCGGAGTCGCCGACGCCGGTGCGATCTCGGGACCCGCGATGCGCACGTTGTTTGTAGGCTGCTTGCCACCTAGCGCACCGGTAGTGCCGCTGATGAGAGACGCGATGTTTCCGTAGTCGACGGGTCGATCCTCGACCTCGCGGAGCGCGTTGTCGTACTGCTCGTTTAGGTCGCTGGTGTGCTTCTGGTATGCGCCCGCGTGCGTGTCGCCGCCCGCGCGCGCTCCGGTCGCGAGCGCGTTCTCGACATAGTTGTTATAAAGCTGCTTGCGCCGAGCTTGCTCAAGCTTGCGCTTCTCACCGATCTTACCCACCCCTTGCTGGATGAGCGAAGCCGCCGCGAGGATCGCTGCGATCGGGATGGCCATCAGCGCTCCGGGTTACGTCGTGGATCGATCGGGCCGCCGGCCTGGCCGCCCATTTGCCCGCCCATGCGTTGCCCGAATTGCTGGCGACGCTGGCCGAGCCGCTGCGCGAGCGCTTGGAGCGCCCCACTCATGTAGCCGCCGCCCTGCTGTGGGGCTTGAGCGCCGCCACCCTGCCACGGCATGCGGAACCCGCCCGGCGCGGCTTGTGGAGCCTGCTGCGGGGCTTGCTGCGGGCCGCCCTGCGGCGCGCCTCCACCTTGGAATCGCTGCGCGATGGCACCCCAGTTGATCGGGGCCCCTGCGCCGGTCGCACCCATCGGGGGCGGCGGGGGTTGCCATGCGGATGGTCCGGGCTGCGCTGCGCCGCCTGCGCCCTGCGGGGCACCCTGTGGACCCATGCGGTAAGGCGGTGCGACCTGGCCGGGCTGCGGCGCGGGCCCTGCGCCCATGGTCATCTGGTTGCGCTGGTTTCTCGGGTCCTGTGGGTCGTACATGCAGAGCCTTTCAACGAGAAAAACCCGAGCCCCAAAGCGCGGAGCGCGCTCGGGGACTCGGGCCGGTCACTCATCAAGCCGCGAGGTTGACGATGTTAGGGATGTACGCGCACTGGTAGGGAATGCGCAGGAATGGAGCCTGGTTCGAGAACGTGCGGAGCTGACAACCAGCGTTGTTATCCAGCTCATGGAAGAACCACTCGTCGCCTTCGCCGCGGAACGTGATGTCCGTGGAGCCGATGCGCTTGCCCAAGCCTGCGGGCACGTACATCGCGTGGCCATCCTTCATGTACGCGTGCAGCGCGACGTCGATGACGCCTGCGGGGCTCTTGTACTGGATGTTATTGGTTCCGGTTCGCTTCGCCTCTTCCGAGGAGATCCAGCGCTGATCGTCGTCCAGCTCGTTGGCCATGTCGGCGAACGTCGGAGCGCCTGTGAACAAGCGGCCGCCCTTGCGTGAGCCGTTCGGGAACAGCTTCGCAGCCAAGCCGCTGAGCTTCGCGCGCGTCAGCTGACCCGAGCCTGCGGAGTGCTGTACGACCTTCCACGACGGGTACAGGTTCGCGTCGATCAGGAACATGGTTCCTGTGTTCTTCATGATTGCTTCGAGGCCGATGCACGACTTACCGAGCCAACCGGCAGGGACCAAGCGGTCGCCTGCGACAGGCAGGTAGGTCGAGCCGCTCTTGAACAGCAGAAGCGACTTGGTGTCAGGCTGCACGCCCGACACGTCGACATCGGTTGCGCGCACGGTCGAACCGTTCGACGCAATGATGTCCACCTGCGCGTTCTGCATGTGGTTCCAGATGCCTGCGGACCACGAAGCAGCCGTGATGACAGTCGTGTTACCCGTGCCGGTTCCGAGGTTGGTACCGGTGACAGAAGCCAGCACGCCGATGTCGCACGCGATGGTCGACGTCGAGCCCGGACCGTAGAGCATGCTCAGCTCACGATAAAACTCGTGAGACTGCGACATGAGCATGGTCTTCAGCTCGAATGCCGAGCGGAACGCGCCGCCGCCGCTGCCGTCCTTCGCGCCATTCCGCGAGCGGAAAGTCACGTCGTAGGGGATGTTACCGATCATGGCCAGCGTGGAGCCGTCCACCTGCGCGTTCTTCATGACCGAGTCGCGGGCAGCTCGGAAGCTGAACGCGGTGCCCGAGACGTCGGCTGTGATGCCGTGCTCGAGCGACATGATGATCGGCACGTTGAACGCGAGGCCGGGGCGCTGGTTCTGCGGGATGAACCCGAACCAGTCGGCGATCGTATTCTCTTCGGGGATCGGGTTCTCGATCGCCCCGTACTGCTGTTTATAGTTTGGGAGCCAGTTCGCGAGAGATGACACGTTTACACCTGCAAGACGGTTGTGAGCTTCGAAAGCTCGTTTCCTCGCCGATTGCCGGTGTCACGTATGGGTCGCGTCGGTTGCTGGGTTTACTCAGTCCGCGCGCCGCTGTGAGCGGTTCGTATGTGGTCTGTATCTTGCGCTGCCGCCCTGCGCTGCGCAATGGGGTGGCCGCGTGGCCGGCTGGTAGGTGGAAGCCTGCCCCGAACACCGCGCGGCCACCCATCACGGGGTCCCGTAAATTAACGGGGGGGCCGCCCACGGCTACAACCCCGTGAACGGCCCCCATAAACCTGGTCGGCCCGCGAAAATGCCGATGCCTCAACACTACCCGGAACCAGGTCGCGACTCAGTAGCCCATCTTGTTGCGGATGTCACTAGGTCGCATGCCCGACTGACCCGAGCTGCTGATCGGCAACGCTCCGCCGCCCTTCGAGTTTCGGATCACGCGCTCGCCGGGAACCTTGCCTGACGCGTCGCGCCGCACTTGCTCCTCGCGTGTCGCAGCCTGCGCACCGCCCGGCACCCTCGGCCGCTTGGCCTGCTTCGCCGCGTGCTCCGCTCGCTCTGCGCCAATCTCTTCACGCACGGCGATCGATGCCTGCCTGGCGCGCTCGGGAGTGATCTGCCCGTCGTCGCGACACAGAATCTCGAGGTTCTGAATGAACAGCTGCTCCGAACGCGGGTAGACGCCGATGCCCTGCGCCTTGAGAGCGCGTGGCATGTAGTCGTTGATGCGCTGCATCGCAGCTTGCGTAGCGGCGTCCACGCTCCGGCGCTGCGTCTGCTGCTGGATCATTTGCTGCTCCTGCTGGATGCGTTGCCGCTCCTGCGCGAGCTGCTGCCGTTCCACGTGGAGCTGCTGTTCCATCGGCGACATGCGCTTGAACGCGACGTATTCCTTCGCGATGTCCTCCGCCATCTTGAACATGACGTCCTCGGGAACGCGCATAGTGCGCAGCCCCTGACGCAACATGTTCGGGTCTCGCCATTCCTGCGATCGCTGCTGGTCGAGCCGTAGGATGTGCTCGGCGCGGTCCTTGAGCGCATAGGTCTCTTGCTTGCTGCGGGTGTAGTCCGCCGTCCGCATGTAACCCTGGCGCATCTCCTCGAACGTGACTTGCTGCGGCTGCCCGTTGACCGTGACTTCGACCGGCAGATCTTTCAGCAGCTCATGCGGGATCTTGCCCTCGGCGAGCGACCTCGAGAGCTTCTCTGTCCACTCCTGATACGCCTTGGTTTCGGCAGTCGTGTCGATCTCGTTGCCGAACTCGTCGTATTCCTTGGGTGCGTCAGGCTCGGCGATCTCCTCGAGCGGCTGATCGTCGGGTTCCGCGTCGGACTCGGCGTCGCGCGCGACCTCATCGGGCCGCGCTTTCGTGTGGTCCACCCACGAGTCGCCGAGCTGGCTTTCGTCCGGTGGCTCGTCGGACTCGAATGCATCCATGCCGCTGGTGACGGCGCCCATAAACTCGCTCGGCCGCAGCGCCTTGGGCTTCGGTCCGCCGCGAGACGGGGCGTTGGCGTTGGGCTTCGCCGGCGCACCCTGCGGCGGGGCTGCGGGTGCTGCGGGTGCGGGCCCGCTCGGAATGTTCTGCGCTAGCGCGCCCTCGAGACTCGTTGCTGCTTGTACTCCACTCACGGGCCTTCTCCTGGTCTAGCGGTATTCGGGGGCGTTGCGGGTTCGGGTAGCCCCGTGCCGGCCGCTGCGGCCGCGGGGGATGGCGACACGCTGCCGCCCTTGTCTGCGCTCTGCTGCGACTGCGGGCCGCCGCCTTGGAGCGCTGGCGGGGCTCCTTGCGGCTGTCCTTGGGTTTGCTGCTGCGGCTCGCCGGGCATGGGCGGCGGCTGCGTCTGCATCCCGAGTAACGCGGTCGGCGAGTTTGGGATCGGCGGCGGGAGCGGCACGCCAAGCGGCATGGCCATGCGGGGGTCGATGCCCTGCCAGCCGAGTAGGTGATCGTAGATGTGTTGGAGCCCAGCGCCGACAGCCGCGCGCTGCTCCGGCGTGTCGGGCAGGGTCATCAGCTTCTCGACGACGCCCCAGTGCTTCGGAAGGTGCTTGAACGGGTTGTCACCCGCACCCACCGTGACCGGCTTGCCGTCTTGCAGCTGCTCGTTTTCCCACACGAGACGCAGATCGGACGCGCTGTTCGTGTCGAACAGACCCGACCAGTCACCCGTGTTGATGCCGCGGATCGTCGCGTCGATGCGCTCGGGTGGCTGCTCTTTGATGGCCTCCCACAGCTCGAAGCGCCCGGCCTGGCTTCGCATCATCGGGCTTGCTGTCTCGACTTGGACGCGCGCCACGCCTTTCAGCGATTCCTTGCGGAACTCCATCAGGTATGGCTGCTCGCTCTTGCCGGCGACCTCGATCAGGAATTTCTCGGTCGCGTTGTCGCGCGTCAGCTCGAGCACGATGTTGCCGACCTGGCGGCGGAAGTCATCGAACCCGGCCTGAATGCTGTTCTGGTACTCGTAGGTGATCGAGTGGTAGAGCGCGGCCATGCGGCCGCTGGTGATGTTGGGGTCTGACTTGCCACGAGACGTCGCATACAGACCGCTCACGCTGTCCATGCGTTCGAGGAGATGCCCGAAGAACCACTTCACGGACTCGGGCAACTGCGCGTAGTTCATCGCCACGGGCGGGTCAGTGCCAGGTGTCTTGGCGATGGCGACCAGACCCTTCGCGATCTGCTTGAAGTCGTAGTCGGCGCCTTTGTCGAACACCATGACCTGGCGTCCGAACGTGCTGAGGTTCGTGGCGCTGTCGCTCGACAGTTGATCCAGCATTTGCTGAATGGCGAGCAGGTCCCACGGGTTCGCGTAGCCGAGCGCCGAGAAAAAGAACCGGTCGGGGCACAGCTCGGCGATTGGTACGCCCTTCTTACGTGGGCAGCCACCGTGCCATAGGATCACGTCATCGAGAAACGCGAGGTAGAGCCCATCAGGAAGTGCGGGGCACTTCTCGTGATAGAGGTGCTCGATCATGCACGTGTCTTCGTCGATCGCTTCACGTGTCGACCAGCCAAGCAACGCCTCGGGTAGGTACTCGTCGAAGTCTTTGCACTCGAGGATATCGTCGGCCAGGTCGGGCAGCTTGGCCGCTAGATCGTACTTGTTGACGTACTCACGCACGATGCACCAGCGCATCTTGGGGTTGCGCGTGTCGCGCACGAGATCCCAAGGTCCGAGGATCGCGCCAGTGGGAGCGCCCGACATCTCTTTGACCTCGATCTCCGCGTCCTGCTTCGCAGTGATCGGCTGCCCCGTCATCTCGTCGATCATCGGCGAGCCGTCCGGGTTCGTGGCTGGCACGTCGATTTGCAGGATCTGACCAGGGTTCTCCTTGTCAGGGATCGGGCGCATCACCTCCATCTCGTCGCCCGACGTCGGGTCCCAGTGGATGTGGGCGTAGCCCATGCCCCCGGTCCCCATGTACTCGAGCGCGCGCCGCTCGCCGGCGTCTCCGACAGCGCCGGTATAGAGGTAGTGCACGGCGTTGTTGCTCGTGCCGATGCTGGCAAGCGCGCTGTAGTCGCTGTTTCGCGTGAGGCACTGGAATGCCGCGCGCTGCCCCTGCGCCATGCTGTTCAGCTGCCGCTGGTAGCTGCGTACTTCATTGATGCGGAAGCGCGTGAACTGACCCTCGGGGCCAACCTGCGCCGTGCTCTGCGTCGCGAAGTCGCCGGGCCGGTTGGGTGACTGCCCGAAGTACTGCGCGATCGCGGTGCGCCACATCCAGACGAGCCCGGATGCGGTGCATTCTTGGAAGTAGCGTTGGGTGAGCCGTTTGGCATGCGTGATAACTTCGGAGTGCTCACGCGCGGCCCAATACGTCTTATCACTGTCCGCTGGGTTTACTGACTGCGGTGCGAACATGGTTAGGCGTCAGGTTCCTTCGCTAGGAGGACAAGCCCAGCAATGATGGAAGCGTGCTTGGAGCAGATGTCGAAGATCTTGGCTTTGCTGCGCGTGTTCTGCGGCAGCTCATCCCATGGGAGCAGGTTCGGGTGTTTCTTGTTGGCTGGGTCCAGCTCGGGGCCGTACGTCCAGCCTGACGCGTAGTGAATCTCTCGCCAGCTCTCGTGGCGCTCTGCATCGCTCGTGTGGAACGCGGCGCACTTCTGCATGGCTTCGATGCGGCGCTTCACGTCGTCGGGGCCAAACATCTTTTGATCGTATGACGGCTCGTTGAGCAGCACGCGGATCTCACGTGCGATCTCCGCCTGCATCTGCTCAAACGCAGACCAGACCATGAGCGCGATGTCGTCGGGTGTTGGGTGCGGGTGCATCAGATCCTCCGTAGACGCAGAATGTCGGGTTCGCCGACCTCGCGTCGTGGTGTGCAGGGTTGGCAGACGAGCGCGAGCGCATCGAACAGCGTGTCTAGGTTGACGTCACCGCTGAGCGAGTTGCTAAAGATGTCCGCTTGCGCGCTCGCGTTCGGCGCGAGGACCCAGTGGTTCTTGACGGGGATCGGCGTGCGCGGCACGACCTCGGCCGCGAGCGTTGCGACCGGTGCGTTCTTCACCTGGACGCGCTTGCCAAACTGGTCGCGCTCGACCGTCTGCGCCGGCGAGCAGCCCTCCTCACGCACGATAGGTACCAGCACGTGCGCCGGTGCGAGCTTGGACAGCTTCACCTTGTCCACGACTCGGCCTTCCGAGATGGCGCCCGGATCGTTCTTGATTGCCCACGCACGCGCGATGCCCGCTTCGAGCGGGTCTGACTCGTGCACGTAGATCTTCACTGTTTTGTTTTCTGACATCGGTTAGCTCTGCGTTGGGAATGAGCGCATGCGGCTTGCAAGCGCGTTGGTCTGGGTTTCGAACTTGGTCGCGTTCACGTCCGCTTCGACCTTGTCGAGCCGCGCGACCAGCTTTTGCATGGTGCCCGCAAGCTCGCTCGCGAGGATGCGGCGTTCTTCTGCTTTCGGGTCGTTCTTGGTCTTGTCGTACAGCCGCGCGGCTATCAGCGCGACGAGTAGGACGGTTACAGCCCATATGAGGTGTTCGTACATGTTCACCATTGCGTAGACGTAAACGCCTGCGCCAATCCTTCGAATAGTGGGGACATCGTTTGCGGAACGAAGTGAGTTTCGCTCCGCTTGCCATCAAACATCGGCGGCGGGTCGGGCCGCACACCGCGCAGCGGGTCGAGCATGCGCCACATGTAAACGAGCGCGTCTACAAGGTCGTAGTGCCCGAAGTTTTCCGTGCGCTCGTAGTCGGTGCGTTGCTCATTCCAGACCGCAACCTGCAAGTGAGCGCTGAGACGCGGGCAGCTCGGGAGCACCACGATCTTATCGCTGTGGAATGCATCGCGGAGCGCATACAGGGCCGCTTCCTTGTCGTCTTTGCGCGTGTGGCCTACCTCGATCTTGTGCGTCACAACCAGGTCGCCGATGAGCTGCGCGCTCGTGTCGCTGATGCGTAGGTATGGGTTGCCGTGAAAGCTGCCGTGGTTCTCCGACCAGAAGTGCAGCCCCTTGGGCCGTTCGTGCCCGTACAGCTTCTGCCCGCCGCGCGCGAGGATGCTCGCATCGCCATACAACGCCAGCTCGGCGCGGTTGATCTCCGCAACGATGTCATGCGTGGTCTGGTTGCGCTCTGCGTACTCGCGTTCGATTACGAGCTTCGCGAGCGTCGGGTGCCAGTATCCCCATAGGATAGCGAACAGGTCGCGAAACCCAGGGTCCATAGCAACGATACCCAAAGCACATCGGGGACGTTCCAGCGGGACAACGTGTCGACCAGGATCAAAGTCAGGAACCACGCGCCTAGAACGCGGACGGATGCGCTTACCGTCATACTCACGCTCCGCGAGTTCCTTTTCGATGCGCGCTGAATCAGCGTAATAAGCCTCTTTTTCCTCCTGCGTGAGCGCGGTGTTATCCCATAGCGTGCGGAAGATGTACGCATCGCGTGTCTTGGCCTCATCGCAGAAGTGTTCGAAGTCGTGATCCAGGTCCTCGGGTGCGGAGCTTTCGAGGATGAGCCGCGCGCCATGCCGCCGCTGGAACATGGGCATGATGACGCCGCCCACGGTCCGCTTCAGCCGCTTGACGTGCCCCGCCTCCGTGATGGCGTAGCCGTCCGACGCGCGACCGCGGCGACCCTTGGGCTTCATGTCGAGCCCGATCAGCAACAGCTTGGACCCGTTGGGGAAGTAGTAACCCTCGCGAAACCCGTCTTTGCTGCCGTAGTACTTTGGCCGCACGTCCTCGGGAGCGTCTGCGAACAGCCACTCGATAACCGGGATGATCACCTCGCCGATGTCACCGTAGAACGCGTGCGCGAAGGTGTGCGTGCTGCCTGCCTGCCGCATGCAGTCCTCAGCCTTGATCGCACTGACTAGCGTCGTCTTGCCTGTTCGGCGGGCGCAGTCGAGTACGAAGATCCTGCCCTCGCCATGGGCTTCCCAGTGGCGGTATTTCTCGTAGATCACCAGCTGGTGATCTTCCAGCAACCAGTCGAGCCGACCCGAGCGGTACAGCAGATCCCGCACGTCTGCGGGATGCATCTGCGATACATCTATGTAGGTCGGCTCGACTGCAGCTGACGGGGTCAAAGGTTGTTTTACTCGGGGATCTCTTCGAACTGCGCCGCGAACTGCGCCGCGGTTAGAACGTAGAACGTCACACCGTCGTCGTCGGTCAAGACGTAGTCGGTGAGGTTGATGTCGGTCTGCACCGCGTCGCCAGTGTCCAGAACGATCGGGAAACCGTCGATCGTGGTCGCGCGCACTGCGCCGCCCGTCCACTCGAGCAGGAACTCGCGCGTCTCCGCTGTGCCGTCGTACTGCACCACGTCCGCTTCGGTCGCGATGCGCTGATATGCTGTTGCTTCGGTTGTCATGGGTTCTGCTCCAAAAATAGCGCCTTGAACTCTGCGAGGGTGGCGTTCAGGACAGCTTCAGCCTGCCCCCAGAGCTTCGCGGCGTCTTTGCCCTGTGCTTCTACCAGGGTAGCCGTCTGGACGGCAGCCGTGGACACCTCGTAGCGGCGTCGGGCATTGATGCACTTCGGGGTCTGGTCGGCCTGCGGGCAGTACACCGCGAGCATGTGGCCGTACTTGATGAGCCCGGCGTCGGCGGCTTGCAGGAAGCCGCCGCACGCGATGAGCAGCATCGCCGGCACGACGATCGCGAGCCTGGTTGCCCAGAGCTTCGCCTCATCGAGCTTCGTGTGCACCAGCGACTTGACCCGACTCTGCTCAGGGTAGTCCTGGTCGAGCTGTGTCTTCGCTTTGTCGATGTGGTGGCCGATCATCCAGCCGCGGAACGCGTCAGGCTCCGGCGCTTCGACGATCGGTGACTCTGCTTCTTTGTCTTCTGGCATGGTTACTCCCATCACTTTGTCACGCGTTAGCGTGCTTGCTCCTGACACCTGCGTGCGCGCGTCGAGCCACGCGGCGTTCATGCGTCGCACCACGACGCAGTTCGAGCATTCGCACTGCTGCTTCACGTGCGTCATTCGTCGAGGCCAATCCCACGCAAGATGGCGTGCGCGCGGAGCACTCGGCTTGCGTCTATGGCGTTCAGCACCGCCAGCCGATCGCCAACCTGGCGAAACACAGACATGGTGGACTCGTCGTCGTCTGCGGCGTCGTCGTCCAGGATGGCGCCAAGCTCACCGTAGCCCGGTCGCCACGTCTTGAACTCGGCTTCGACCGCAACGATGCAGCGGTGCAGCTCATCCCTAAGCGGAGCCGACTCCGTGTCGGCGCGAGCGGCTAGCGTGGCCCACGCGTTCTGCGCCGCCGCCCGCAGCTGCAACACGGCATCCTTCTGCCTGGTGTTCATGGCAACCCAATATTGTACGTGCCCACGTGTTGTGAACCCACGCAGCCGCCCGGAATCTCGCCGCCGCCGCATGTGCACTTGAGCTTGTTTACGTCGTGGTAGCCGTTGCCGGGATCCATCTCCCAATAGACCGTAGAGTTGCTCTGCGCGAGGTGGGTGTTCGGCGTTTGCCAGTTGTTGTCAGCGTGGCTGTAGTCGAACCGGTGGTAGCCCGCTCGAGTGCAGCGGTACTCGTCGACGCCGCCCGCGTTCGGCGAGCTGTAGGTCAGCTCGCACGCTGACAGTGAGCCCTGCGACCTGATCGTGTCCTCGGCCATGGTGTAGGCCGTCTTGTTGAACAGGTTGCACTGGTTCACGTAGACCACAGCCGCAGTCGTGTTGGGCTCGATACCCAACATTGCAAACGCCACAGCGACCAGTAACAACGCCGAAAGTAAGGTTTTCCGCATGTGCTTTCCTCGATCTTCAAAGTTGCCGAACCGTAAAACGACAGCCTAATCCTGTTCTTACGCCGCCGACCTGGCGCGCGATCCCGCGTGTGCTGTTGAACCCACGCATAGAAGAACCCGGCAGCAACGGCCACACATGACCGTTCTGCTTGTCCACACGTGTCCCGTAGCTGGATGCCAAGCCGCGCCGCATGAGCTGCATCTATTCATCGCTGCCCTCACTCACGTCGAAGACTCGAGCGCCCGGCGCGAGCCCGGTCACGTCGATGTGCTTGATCGCTTCCTCGACCTGACGCAGCTCGGGCCATGCGATCAGATGCGGAAGCACGACGCCGCTGCTCGGCGGGTCGTTCAGCGGTCGCTGGTCGGACCATGCGGGGAACACGGGCGGGTCAGCGTTGACGCCGAACGGTGTGACACTGATCGGAACGCTAGGGATCGCCGGGTCGTTTCCATGAACCACCGACGATCGCAAGTTGTCGGGAATGCCGAACAGCGAGCCGCTAGGCGGCAACGCGAGCGTGTTCCATTCGTTCGAGTAGCCCGGCCCGCGCCACTTCTCGACGTGCGCCGTGTGTGCCTTCTGCGTGTCAGCCAAGAAGCCGGTCAGCAGAGCTTGCATCTTGCGCAGACCCTCGAGCTTCTTGACGTTCAGCGCGTACGCCTTCTCCTCGGGTTCCGAGCGCGTTCGGTGCTTGTCCTTGGCGTCGAGCTTGCGCTTCGCCTGCTCCGTGCGCCGGATGTTGCGAGCCAGCAGCTTGGCGCGGCGCTGCGCGCGCTGCCGCTCTACTGCGGTGTTCGCGTCGTAGCTGATGAGCGACGCGAGCTTGTGTTCGCGGCGCAGTGCTTCACGCTCCTGCTTCTCGCGCTGTTCGTGCCGAGCTGCGGCTTCGATCGTGGCCAGATGTTCGTTACTCACTCTTATGCTCCAACCCTCCGCGCACGCGCGCGGCAAAGTACGTGTCTGGCTTCATGTTCGTGTTGAACGCAGGATGCGTCTGCCTGGTCGGGATGACCTCGATCCATCCCGCGCGCGACTGGTCCCACGGACGGTTCACCGAGTCGCAGATGTCGGCGAACGCCCGATCACACACAACGTACGTCTCCGCGCGCGCTTCCAGCTCCTTCGCGCTCCGCGGGCAATCGCACTGCGCGAGCTTGGGGTGTTGCCAGTTTGCCGGCGTGCGTTGCGCCTCGGGGTGTGCGTCGGTGAGCCGCTTGCCGTCGATGAACAGGCACTCATCCAGCTCGTGCAGCAGCATGTTGCCTACCATCTGACGGATCTGCATCTTCAAGCTCTCGCGAGGGTGCGGGCCGGCTTGCATCACCGACGACCGCATGATCACGCTCTCGCGTTTGTTCGTGGTCATGTCGTAGACAATCATCTCGCCTCGAACGGTAAGCGCCGGCGAGCTGTCATCCTCACCGATCGTCACGTTGATGCGCTCGATCTTGAGCTTGCTCAGGTCGACTTTCATGTCTTCCTCAGATCGGGGCACTCACCGTTATTGTGGTGGCGCATGAGCTGCAAGCATGAGCCGCAGCGAAAGTCGCCCGATACCGATAGCGGCAGGTCCGGGCATTTCTTGCCAACTGGCGAGTGCAGCCAGCTCGGGAACTGGCACCGCTCGCAACAGTCATCTGTCAGGGTGAATGCGCGCGAGCCGTCATCGGTCGGCGGCTTCGTGCTCTCTAGGTCGAGCTTGATCGCAGCTGTCACGCTGTGTTGCGTCATCACCTGCGGCTTGCAGCTGCAGCTCGCGGTAAACGGCGCGTTGACGGTATCGCACCGTGGGCATATCCACGGGGCGTTCATGGCTTGAGCCTGATGTGCAGCGGAGCCTTGCGGAGTGGGCACCAATCGGGGATCGAGTCGAACGGTGGGCGATCAGCCGGCGCGCTTGGGTGATCGCAACTCACATCTTCGTAGCCTGACGAGTGGTACATCGGGCATTCCCTGCACTCGCCGACGTCAGCCAGCACTGCCGCATCCCATTCGAAACGGTTGTCAGGCTTCGGACGGTTGAGCAACGGTCGCAGCGCGTCGAGCGCTTGCTGATACACCTCAGTGTTCCCGTCTGGCTCGGTTTCGCTAACGACCTTGAACGCTTCTTCGGGTGTCATGGCTTGGCATCTCCGCAACAGAACGTGGCGCACCCTTCTCCGACTTCGACCACAGGTGCAACCTTGTGCATTACTCTCACGTAATGCGATGCGTAGGCAAGCTCGACCGCGATAGCGACCCAGCAGATCCAGCCGAGCGCGGCAGACTGCGACCCGCCGACCCATGCATTCGCTCTGCGCACTGCGCGACCCAAGCGACCGGGAGGCTTGCGAACGGGTTCGGTCGGCTCGTCGTCACTTCGCATCGCGCGCCATCCTTCCAGCTTCCTTGAGATCCAAGATCACCACCTGCGGCGCCTGCTGCTGCTGCCCGCCAAACGAGCTTGCAGCCGCTCCATTGTTCGCCTCGAGCTTGGGTGGTGTCGAGGCAATGCGTATCAGCTCGACCGCCGCCTTGAGCCGCACGGAATCTTCAAGCCCGCTCGTTGCGATGCGCCGCAGCTCCTCGATCGACTCGGCGACAGCTGCAGCTGCAAGCGACTGCGCCAACATGGCCGACCTCGCGTAGCTGTCTTGCGCAGTTGAGCCGCGCTGCCGAGCAAGCACCGTGCCGCCTTCGACGGGTGTGTCGTCTGCGACGTCTACGACCCTCATCCAGCCGCCTTTGGAACCTCCGGTGTTACTTCTAGACCGCCCCCTAACTACTTGGGATTCATCATCTTCTGACAACGCATCACCTCCCAACCACAACCCGCACACCTAACATGGCACTGAGTGCCACTTAGTGTGCCACAAAATGCGGCCTTTACGCCGCCGCAATGCTTGACCATTACGTTCTCGTCAAGTACGCTGGGCACTCGGCTACACACCCCGAGGCAAACAAATGAGACACGTCACCCTCAGCATTCAGGACATCCGCCGCATCGCCGCTCACTTCGTCGAGATGGCAGCCACGGCCGACAACACGCCCCGCATCTCGTCTCGCACCGGGCTGCCCCGCCCCAACGAACGCGACCGCCTGCTGCGCAAGGCAAAGCAGGAGTCCGACACCGCCGACAGCTTCGAGCTGATGCTGTCGCAAGGCGTCGACCACTACATCACGGACGACTACTTCGGCGCGATCCGCACCAAGGTGGTGCCATGACCGTCGCCGTTGAATGGCAGTTCCAGAACGGCATCGCCCTGTACCTGACGCGCGAGCAAGCCCTGCGCGCGTCGTCACCCCTCACCGACTATCCCGGCTTGATGTCGGTCATCGCCGAGCTTGAGCCACAGCTCAAGCCGCTCAAGAACGCGCAGCTCGCCGGCGCGCTCGAACCCTATGGGTTCATGTCTCACGAACTGGCACACGCGGGCCGCCACACAAACATGCGCCGCCTGGTCTGGATGGCGGCGTGCGGCGTCAAAGAACTCACCGAGCCGGGAATGGTGCAAGCGTGATCCCGCTCAACATCAAGCCAGGCACTGCTCAGTATGACGGCCTAGTTGAGGCCCTCGACCAGTATTGCGCCAACCAATCAGAGCACGAAGAGTGCGCCGGCGACCCTCCCAGCGAAAAGCTGGTAGCGGCACAAGAGCTGCTCGCCGAGCTGCAGCGCGGTCTGATCGATCACCTCCGGCTTTGGGGTGACCCAACATGAGCTTGTCATCTCGCCTATGCGAAGCCGCGATCTACTTCCAAGAGCTTGCGGAATACCAAGCAAGCTGCGCGCGCTGGGAACGCGACAAGGGGCGCTCTAAAGCAGCAAACAACCACGCAAAACTCTCCGAGCTGTACTACCGCAATGCCCGCAACATGCTGTCCGACGAGGAGACGCCATGCTGATCACCCGCGGTTCCAAAGCGCTGCGTACGTTCCCCGAGCTGTGCGGCTGCTGCGTCAAGCACGACGATGTCATGCTGTTCGAAGTAATGCCCGGCGACATCTGCACCGGTCGCGTGTTGAATGCCGATGGCACCACGGGCCCCACCCTGATCTGGTTCAACAAGACCGCCTACAACAACCTTGTCCAGTCGATCGCCGACTGGTGAAGCTCGAGCTATGAGCGACCCGAAAACAAAAGCGTTCGATAGCTTTTTTGTGGCTGCACTTGCCGCAGAAAAGTATCTGCATGGCACCCAAGACCCAGAAGGCAGGCAGTGCGCCCGCAACATGCGCGCTGCCATTTACGCCATCATCGAAGCCTTCAGCGAAACCACAACCACAACCGAGAAACCGCAATGAGTGACGAGCAACTACCACCCCAGACCCCCGAGATCCCCGAGTCCATCACGCTCGAATACGGCGCAGTTGAGATAGAGCTGCGCGTGTTCCTGAACGGCGTCGAGCAATCAGACCGCGCCGCGGTCGCCATCCTGTGCGCGACCCTCGCCACCCACTTCGAAACCCTCTTTACCGGCGAGCCTGCTGTCATCGCTCACCGAGTCAGCGAGCCCAAGCATGGCTAACTCACGAAACGCGGTGCAGCTCCTCGGCCGCCTCGGCGCCGATGCCGAGCTGCGAAACACCAACAACGGCAAGAGCGTCTTGAACTGGCGAATGGCCACATCCGAACAGTGGAAGGATGACCAAGGCAACAAGCAAGAGCGCGTTGAATGGCACTCGTGCGTAATGTGGGGGAACTACGCCGCCGCCGTCGCCAAGTACATGACGAAAGGCAAGCGCCTACACGCGTCCGGCAAGCTCCAGACGCGCAAGTGGACCGATAAGAACAACGTCGACCGCTACACCACCGAGATTGTCTGCGATGACCTCGTGTTGCTCGACGGTGGCACGGACGCCAAGCAGCCCTCGGCGGGCGCCCCTGCGGGCGGCTCGCGCGACTACAAGCCGCAGACGCAGTCACGCCGCCCCGACAACCAAGGTCTGTCTTGGGACCAGCCACAGACCACAGATGAGGCCATCGCCGCGAGCGATCCTGGTATCCACGGTGCCGACGACAATATTCCCTTCTGAGCTATAACGCCCCTGTGCACATGCTGTGCATGCCCCGCCGATCTGGACAGTCGGCGGGGCTTTTGTTTTTTGTACACGAAACCCATTGACCGGGTTATTCGCACACGATACTCCTTCTCTTGCAGCACGGCGCTGCAGGGAAAGAAGGACACCATGGCAAGCGGAATGCTCAGCACCGAGTGGAAGAAAGTCTTGTCGAAGCGCGTGCAGTTCCACGACATGCACGACTTCCACGACAGCTACACCGCGTCCATTTGGGACGGCAAGGAAAAGGCTTGGCGCGAATGGGTTGACCAAGCTGCCGCAGTCGAGAGCCGCGATGAGACGCTCGGCGCGCTTCTGTCCGCCGCACGCATCGAGCTGCGGCTCGGGATCGCGCACGATGACCTACAGACTGCGAAGGTTGCCGAGGCCATGGGGCTTGCAGCGGCGTTCAAGCTCCGTTTCAGCAGGCTCCCAACCCCGCGCATCCCATTCTGGAACGTTCGCGACTTTGTCGAGTTCCCCGACAATGAAGATCTCGTGAAGTGGCGCAAAGCGTACATCAAGTGGCACGCCCACGCAGACCTCGCGGAGAGCGCCGACACGCGCGATGACCTCCACGCCGAGCTGGACGCATGCGCGGACATCGAGCGCGCATTCGTTGGCGAGCACACCTACATGGCCTATGAGCGCACGGCTGCCCTGGCCGACTTCCTGGCCGCGAACACGTGGCTCCCCAAGGCGGCCCGCTGATGACCAAGCCTACCGGCCGCCCCCCAGGGCGGCCACGGCACCCCGTCCCGCACGTACGCCTCCACGTCTACACCGAGAAATACGCCGCCGAATGGCTGGTAGCTCGAGCTGCCCAACTAGGCATCACACCAGGGCAGCTCATCGCCTATCTTGTCGACCGCGCAGCGTTGGAGCTACCCTAGCCGCTTACGGTCCAGATCAAGACGCAGCGCCCCGCCGGGATGGTCCCAGCGGGGCGTTTGTTTTTCAGCGGACGAACGTTTTCCACTCTGCGAGATCTTCCTCGCTCGGGATCGGGATCGCCGGGAGCTTCCGCTGCACGACCTCCCAGCCCTGCTTCATTTTGACCTCGGCTTCGATCTTCTGGTCGCGCTTCTCCTCGAGCAACTGCCGCATGGTCGCCGGCGTCACCAGCCCTGCGTTGACCATGGCTTGCGCCACATTCAGCTGAGCCTGATGCGACCGTTCAGGCAAGCCGAGCCGAGCCTGGTACGCGAACGCGTCCCGCTCGACCTTGTCCCGCACGGCGCGCGCGTAGCTGTTCGGCTGTCGCTCCCACACGTGCCGCGCGTAGCCGTCGCCTCGCGCGTGCGCGTTGACGGTTGCCATCTCCGATGGCCGCGCTCCGCGGTTCGCTCGCGCACCCGCGCAGATCAAGCAGTCGCAGCCGGGCTCCGCAGCGGCGATGCCCGCTAGGCGGCTCGCCTCCTGCGCCCGCAACGCCTGCATGCGCTCCACGTCCCGCCGCACCAGACACGCAGGCGTGCACTGCGCGTAACCGCAGCTGCTGCAGCCCAACAGGTCGTCGACCTCGCGCCCCACCTCCAGCGTCATCATCGGCCGCTCTTTGGGCAGCGGTCGCCTCGAGGCTATCGCCGCCATGTTCCACGATTCTCTTCCAGCCATTACGCTCACCTATCCCTTGATAAACAGCCAAACTGCAGTCACCGCGCACGCGACCCATAGGGCGAACAGCACCCCGTGGAGCCGCTCCTCTTCGTGCCGCTTGGTCACAACCCCGTCTCCTGCAAACCCATCCAGCCCAGCACTGCAAGCGGCTTGTCTTTGCGAAGCACGATCGACACCTCATTGCCCTGGTTGCCGCCGAGCACCCAAAGGCCGTTGTTTTCCGTGCTTGCGTAGAACCCCACATGACCCGCAGTCGGGCCGGCTTCGGGTCGCGCATACACCAGGATGTCACCACGCCGCGGAGCCGACGTGGATTCCCTGCGTCCCTTGCTGTTGTTCCAGTTGATCCACGCCAGCGCCGACGCAGAGCGCGGCGATAGGATGCCCGCGCTTTCGCAGCACCAGCACGCGAACGCCGAGCACCAGGGCACCTCATCCGAGGTAGCGCGGTAGCTGGTCGCGGTGAAGTAGTCCGCAATGATCGGGTTTGTTCCCGTGCCTGCAACTTCGCGCTCGCCGATCTGTGTGATCGCAATCGCGAGCGCTGCGGGGATGTCCATCTCATCCGCCATCAGCTTCACTGCTTTGCGGCCCTCGAACAGCCGCATCGTGTCTTCGAATCTGACCTTCTGTTCCATGTGTCCTCAGTGTGTAAGTAGCCAGCCAACGACCAGCCCCGCAGCGCCGCCGACCAGCGCTGCGAGGATGGATACTAAAACGCGCTCAAGCATCGGCGAACATTACGCGTGCGCAACGTTGGGCGCAACAGGCTCGCTCACCACAACCGGGCGACCCTTTGCCCACGCGAGCATTTTACCCTTCGTGACTGCGTCAGGCTTCCAACCGTAGCGCGCGAGGCCATCGATAAGCGTCGACGCATCGCGGAGTGAGACGTTCGTAGGCAAGCCCGCCTTGCGCAGCAGCTTCGCTTGTTTGAGCGTGCACAAGCCGAGCGCCTTTCGCTCGCGAAGGTGCGCGTGCAGCTTGTCGGCGTCTGCGACTGTGATCGGCTCGTTGATCGTGAATCCCTTGTCACGCAGCATCGCCACGTCTGCGTCATGCGCGAGCACACCATCGATCACACGCTCCTCGCCCAAGATGTCGTCGAGCGACACGTGATTCCAAACGTACTGCGACTGTACTTGTTTGATGCGCCGCTCCTCGGCTTTCTCCGCGTCGACCTCGGCCGTAGCCGTGAGGATGAGTTCATCCATCTCCGCGCAGTTGAGCGAGAGCTGGCGAGCCCGCTCGCGCACGTCATCGGGCAGGTCGCCGGCGAGCACATCGAACGGCGCCGACAGCCGCAGACCCGCAGTCCGCTCGGGAATGAAGTCGAGAATGAGGCACGCCGTCTTGCCCTCGGCGAGCCGTGTACCTCGGCCGATCATTTGCGTGATCAGCGCGCGAGACTTGGTCGGGCGCGCGAGCGCGATGCATGCCGTCTCGGGAGCGTCGAAACCCTCTGTGAGCAGCATCGCATTACACACAACCTGCGTCTCACGCGAGCGGTAACGCGCGAGCACGGCGGCGCGGTCCTCCTGCTTCATGCCGCCGTCGACCGACTCGGCTGCGAGGCCATAGCCACACAGGATCTCCGCCATGCGCTTCGACTGCTCGACGCCGACGCAGAAGCAGAGCGTCTGACGTAGCCCGATCTGCTCCGACATCGGCAGCGCCATCTGATGCAATACCTCATCGCGGATCAACTCGGCTTGCAGCTCGTTTTGCGCGAAGTCGCCCGCACGCGTTTTGATGCTCGACAGGTCGAGCGCGCCGACGCGCACTGACCGCAGCTCGAGTGGCACCAGGTAGCCGCCCTTGATGCCGTCTTTGATGTCGAACCGGTACGCGCAGCGCTCGAAGATCGAGCCGAGGCCGAGGCCGTCTAACCGGTCCGGCGTCGCAGTCACCCCGAGCACCAGCGCGTTCGGGAACCGGTCGAGGATGTTCCGGTAGCTCTTGGCCGCCGTGTGGTGCGCTTCGTCGATCACAATGAGGCTAAACGCCCCAGAGTCCCAGGCTTCCAGCCGCTTGCCTTGGAGCGTCTGTAAGCCTCCCAGAACCACGTCGACCTCATCCCGAGCGAAGGCACCGCCCGCCCGCTCGCCGGCCAGCTCCGTGGCGCAGCGGAGCCCGAACCGAGCCAGGGTCGCCCCGGCTTGCTCAAGCAGCTCGCGTCGGTGGGCCACGACGAGTACTCGACCCGCCGCGCGCTGAACCAGCTCAGCGGCGATGTACGAAAAGATCACAGTTTTCCCACACCCGGTGGCCAGCACTACCAGTTGGGAACGGTGTTTCTGATATCCGACAGCCAGCTCATTTACTGCGCATTCTTGGTACGGTCTAAGTTTCATGTCCCAACCTTCTGGTGTGCAGTTCCTTGCCCCTACCGCCTAAATCAATCGGTTCCCGATCGGTTCCCGCCGCCCCCTACTACGTAGGGGGGCGGCAAATACGGGAACCGCTCGGAAACCGCTTGTTTTGTAGGCGGTCCCTGCGGTTCCCAAATTTCGGGAACCGATCGGGAACCGATCGGGAACCGTTGGGAACCGCTGCCATTCTAGGACGTACGATCGTCGCCAAACCCTCCACAACCGGTTCCCATCGGTTCCCGTCACCCAAATTGGAGCGGTTCCCATCGGTTCCCTTTTGTACGCCATCAGCGGCGGGAACCGATCGGGACCGGCTTTCGAGCGCCGCCATCAGCTGCGTAAATCGCATTACGTAGACGTAATGTGAATGGGGGCAAGTGATCAAGGGGCGTGCGGCCTTTTTCTCACACGTTATTCGGAAGCGGCGGCCGCGGCGGCGACTGCTGGACGGATGTACCCGCCCACGTTGGCTAGCTCGCCTGACTCGAACATGTCGTCTATGACGCGCAACACGTCGGTCTTCTTACCTCCGACCACACGGTGCACGGCGCTCTTCGAGCTGCACTGATTGGTCGCGCACGCGGTCTTGATCTGCTCTCGAAGCAGGTCGTCGCGGCGATTCTCGCGGGCGGCTCGCGCGCGCGAAACCCGCTCGCTGCGCTCGTCCTCCATGCTCCGCTGCTTCGCCTCGACGTCGAGCGCTTCGCTTACCTGCTGCGTGTCATCGAACCGGATGTGAAACGTGGGCTTGTTCCAGCCGAACCGGTTCTTTGCGACCTCGAGTTCATAGATGCCCGGCAGCCCTGGCACAAAGCGCATGCCGATCAGCAGCTTGGCGGCGTACTCGATTGCGCCGCTTTCCTTCGAAGCACTGAGCGCGCTCGCGTTCGCTTTGGGGTCGCGAGACGCGTAGCCGCTGCGCGCCATCTCACTGATCGCGATGACCGTTACACCGCTCTTAGCGGTCGCTTTCAGCGTGCGGACAAGCGCGTCCATGCGGTCGCGGCGAGTCTCGTGCAGCTCGGAAGCTTCGCAAGGTGCGGTCTGCAAGCTGTCGACGATCAGGACCGGTGGTCGCCCCGTCTGTACCGCAAGCCAACGGACCACGCGCGCCGCGTGCTCCACCGTGGCCATCTCGTTGTCAGGCATCGAGTCCGGGTCGACGAAAGCCAAAGAGCGGCCCACCACACTTTCGGCGTAGCGCGCGCGCGCCGCATGTCCGATATCCCCGCCGCCCTCGAAAAGCTGACGGGAAACGCCGGCGCGCTGTGCCATTCGCGAAAGAATGCCTCGCGACTCTTCATCGATCGCGAGATAGACGCACGCACAACCAGCCAGCTCCATGGAATCAAACCACCATGTAGCGAGCGATGTTTTGCCTGCACCTGGAGCCGCAGCGAGCACCACGAATGCGCCATGCGGTATCCCGCCACCCGTGGCCTCATCAAGCGTTGCAAACCCAGTTGCATGTCGAATACCGCTAAACCCTGCATCACATGCTCCAATCGCTTCGTGCATCAGTAGGCAAGTCGGCGGGCGCGGCGAGCCTTCCGCCTCTTGCTCGCGCTCGTCAGCTGCGTCGATGTGCTGGCGAGCTTCCGAACGGTTGCCTTCGTCGAGCGCGACCTTCGCGCGCTTCGTGAACTCGTCGGCGAGCTGGCGATCGCGCTCGCGCCGTAGCAGCTCGAACAATCGAGTCGCGCCGTCTCCGCTCACCTCATACAGATCGAACGTCAGCTCAGTGTCTGACTCGCTCGGGTCGAGCGGGCCCATGATCTTCGAGAGCGAGCTTCGATAGCCGCCTAGCGCCGCTTCAAGCTCGGCTTGGATCGGCATGCGATCCGACTGGTCGCGCAGCAGCACGATCGTTTCGAATAGCCGTTGCTCATCAGCGCCGGTAAAGATCTCTGACGTGAGCCCCGAATCGCGGAACAGCGGGAGCACATCGTTGCGCAGCCATAAGCTGCGGAGCGCGACGTGCTGCAAACGCATGTAAGTGTCAGTCGATGCGGGTCGTTGGCGTGGCGCGGACAAGCGTGTTACCGTCAAGACGTGCTCCTCTGACTGGTGTGAGTTGCCGTTCCGACCTAGCTGGCCCTCTCAACCCTCGCTAACCGTGCCAAGCACACGGACCAAGCGTAGTTGAGGGGGCAGCACCCTTGGGGTCTGGGTGGCGCATAGGTGGTTCAGCAACCATGAACCAAGCCGCCGCATGCGCGCAAGTACATGCGCGAACGTGCCACGCGACCACGTGTGACGCGTCACGTCACGTCACGGCATGAGCCTACACAAGCGCTTGTGCGTACGACATCGCCATCCAACAACATTACTAGTCCGTACACTGAGATCTTGCGTGCGCTGGATCACTCGGGTTACACCTGGTCGCCATGACTGATGGCAGCGGGGCGAAAAGGCATGGCCAGCTTGGGCCGCCTTTCCCTGTCGGATTCTCGCGTTTGTCCATGGAGGAGTGCCGCCAATGCGGGCGGCTCCGTCCCGAGGTTTTGGACGTCGCCGAGCCAACCCGCGTGTGGGCCCTGCTGCCCTGTTTCTTCTGCCCTCGGAAGCCCAAAGACCCCAAGTGAAACAGCCCCCCTTACACTACGTCGAGCCGCACCAGTGGTATTCGGATGACGGCATGACATGTCGAATCCGCATCCCGTGCCACGTGCCCACGGGTAACGATCTGACACGCATGCACCACATGCAGCAGCACAAGATCAAACTACGGCAACAGGAATCCGTGTATCTGTCGCTGATCTCGCACTGCCGCGAATGGACGCGCGAGCCGATCAAACGTCAGGAGATCACGCACATCACTCTCACGCGGCTTGGTCCACGTAGGGGTGACCCTGACAAGGCGGTGGTGTTTGCCATGTGGGCGATCCGCGATGCGATCTGCGCTTGGATCGCGCTAGGCGGCGACATTCGCACGCGAACGCCGGGCAACTACGACGACATAGTCCTCGGCGGCGCGAGCCCTCGAGCGTACCTGACAATGCAGTACGCGCAGGAACTAGCGCCGATCGGCACCAGTGGTAAGCGCGGGTTCGGCGTTCAGATCGAGCTGGACCGGACGCCCGGTTTCGTGCCGCCGCCCCGAGCTGCAAAGAAAATCCTTGCGCAGGGAACGTAACTAGCGCACCGTCACTTTACGTTGTCGTAATGACAACCAGTAAGGGGATCACGTGAACAAGAGACGTGAGCGACCCGAGCGCGCAGTACCGCTCGTGAGCGCCAAGCTTTCGGAATCGGCACGGATACGAAAGGCGGCGATGGATTTTGCCGACAGCTTCCACGCTGCGATGCGCCGGTGCGCGCTTCACCCGGATCACCCTGTGCCTGATCACGCGCAGGATGATGCGGAGGATGCGATCGCCTTCATGCGCAAGGCACAACTGATCAGGGAATCGGAATCGGATAACAGCAATGGAACCAGCACCGCAGAGGAAACCAGTGACACACAAGAGCAACCCCAATAAACGGCTGCACGTCATCCTGCGGGATGCCGAGCGCCTCGAGATAGCTCGAGCGCTCGTCGAGTGCGGCCACAACCGAACCCACACGGCATACGCGCTCGGAATCTCCCGCCGCACCCTGCTCAACAAGATCAAGCAGTACGGTCTGACGCGCGCCGTGTGCCGTCAGCTTGCCGGCGACATCCTGCCAGTGGCTCCAACGCTCGAGGTGGCATCGTGAGCAAGCCTGGACGCAAAACCGTAGAGCCCAACATCTCGCTCCCATACAGACTCGGCTCCAATCAGCCGAGCTGGTGCGTTGAAGTTGTTGGATCATGGGATCGCAGCTTCGAAGTTAGCGCTCGCACCAGAACGGAAGTCCTGCGCCTCGCACGCGCCGTCGCCAAGCTCATGAAGGGCAAGCCACCCCAGAAGCCGCGAGGGTCGTACAATGCCGACTGACGTTCCCCTGGTCCCCCTGTTCCGGTGGGCAGGAGGCAAGCGCCGGCTTGTGTCGCAGCTGGTGAAGCTGCTACCCGCCGACCTCAAGACTCGCGTCTACAATGAGCCTTTCGCAGGCTCGGCGGCCCTCGGGCTGCATGTGATGCACCACCATCTCGCAAAGTCACCGTTCTATCTGTCGGACGCCAACTGGCAGATCTCGAACGCGCACAGAAGCGTTTTGTATCACTACCCGATGATCGACGGTTACCTGCGAGACATGGAGCTGCGATACAGCTTCGAGCCGCGCGAAACGTTCAAGGAAAACGTTAGCGTTATGCAGGACCAGAGCTACGACCCTTGGGATCGCGCCGCGGCATTCATCTGCGTGCAGCAGATGAGCTTCAACGGTCTTTGGCGTGTGAACTCCAAGGGCCGCTACAACGTGCCATTCGGCAAGCGCACGTCGATCAACCTGCCGAGCTACGAACACCTATTCTTGGCCAAGTCGGCCATGCATCCCGGTATGGTCGCGGAAAACATATCGGCGGAAAGCGCGATCGCCATGGGTGAAGGTCTGAACCGCCCATCGTTCTGGTACATCGATCCGCCGTACCTCGCCGAGGCCAGCGAGCACACGCGCTACATGCCGCAAGACTTCAAGCGCGCGGATCACGAGCAACTGATCGCTGACATCAACACGCTGGTGAAGGGTGACGCCAAGGTGATGATCTCGGCGTCGAATAGCAACGAGTCGTTCAACTTCTACAAGGAAAAGCTAGCCAGCAACTGGTGGATGACCACCGTATCAGTGCAGCGCAGCATCTCCGCGAAAGCTCGCGGCCGTAAAGCTGTCACCGAGCTGGTGTTCACGAACTACAACCCGGTATTCGATCACAAGGTGGAGTGATGGAAGCGCTCATCATCGCCGCCGCGATCTACTGCGCGCTATGGCTGCTGCCAATGCTGTTCAGCAGCCGCAGCCGCGCAGAGTTTCAACGCATGCTTGAAGGCAAAAGGAAATGATCAACTCACCACTCGTCACGCGCGGCATGTCGTTTCGCGAGTACAGCGTACGCAAGCTCGGCGAAGCTTCGAACAGCGGGCTGCAAGAGTTTCTGCGGAGCCCGCTGCATTACTGGCAATGGTGCCAGCCGCAGCCGCAGAGCGACTCAAAAGCACAGCGGCGCGGGCGCATGCTGCACGCGGCCATGTTCGAGCCCGACGTGTTCGCGCGCATGCTGCCCGAGCCCGACTTCGGAGATCTGCGCACGAAGATCGGCAAGGCTGCAAAGGCCGAGTTCATGGCTCAACTCTCGCCATCTGCGACGCTCGTCGACATGGAGGATCACGAGGCGGTGTGCCGCATGGCACAGTCGCTGCGTGAGCGTCACCCGTTCGCCGGCAGTGTGTGCGACGCGGCCCAGAAGGCTGGCGTCACCGAGCTAACGGTGACGTGGGCCGCCGATGGCATCGCGCACAAGGCACGGCTCGACGCGTACCCGCCCGACCTGGACGCAGTGATCGACCTCAAGACCTGCTTGAACGCGAGCCCCGAGACGTTCGGGCGGGACGCCGCGACCTACCGTTACGACATCCAAGCGGCGTTCTATCGGCGCGCTTGCCGTGTCGCTGGGATGCCCTGGGACGGTCACATCTTCATGTGCGTCGAATCAGAGCCGCCTTACGCCCCCGTATGCTATCAGCTCGACATCAACGCGATCGACGCAGCCGACGCAGAGATCAGCGCGGCGCTCGCGCGCCTTGCAACGTGCATCGATACGGGCAACTGGCCCGGATACGGTGACGGCATCCAGACACTGTTTCTGCCCGCATGGCACATGAACCGACCCAGTCCCGAGGAGCTATGAGCAACATTCAGCGCTACCAACCCGCGCAGCTGCAAGCTGCAACCTTCGACAACGATCTGCGTATGGCCGAGGCCCTCAGCATGTCCGAGCTGATGCCGCAGTCGTACCGCGGCAGCATCCCGAACACCCTGATCGCGATCGACATCGCGCGACGCATCAACGCGTCGATCCTGCAAGTCGCCCAGAACCTACACATCATCAACGGCAGGCCGAGCTGGTCTGCCAGCTTCCTGATCGCCACCGTGAACAGCTCGGGAAAGTTTTCGCGGCTCAAGCCGGTGCTCACTGGCGAGCGCATGGAACGCGGTTGCCGGATGGTCGCGACCGACCTGGCCGACGATACGCAGTGCGTTGGCACGCTGTTCACCTACGCCATGGCCGAGGCCGAGGGTTACATAAAGCGCACAGGCAGCAAGTGGAAGACCTTCGGCGAGCAGATGCTGGTCTATCGCGCGGCGTCGCTGTGGGTCCGTGTGTACTGCCCCGAGATCTCGCTCGGGATGGCCACCGTAGACGAGGCCGAGGATGCCTACGCGGTGAGCGGGGCCCCGCAAGCCACGGCGGCGCCGGCTGCCCGGCGAGGGTCGCGCGCGCAAGCTGTCTCGAGTCCCGCCGGCGACCAGTTCACCAAGCGCATGGAAGCCGCTACGGCGGCCGTCGTGGACACGACTGTCCAGGCCATGGCTGCGACGTCGGCGCCCAAGAGCGAGTCACTAGGCGACCGTCTGGCGGCGGCTGCGGCTGCGCGCGCCGCCGAGTCTGCGCAGCGCACGCAGGAACAGGCGTTGGCCGCTGCGCGGCAGACCGTGAATATCGCGGCAGTCGGCATCACGTCGGCCATCGGCCAGCAAGTCGTGGCCGAGGAGTACGAAGCGCGCGCCGAGGAGCAAGCCCGCCAGTTCTTCGCCAGCATGTCACCCGAGGATCGCGAGCCGGGCGGCGACGATGAGCCGCTAGGCGGCTGAAAACAGGTATGCCGACTGACGATCTCCTAGATGGCATCGCTGCCCACAAGTTGCGGGTTGTGAGGAGATGAGCCGTGTCAGAAATCGCCTAGTCGGCAGGAACCTTACGAGTTAGTATCGTTCCCAGATGCGAGCTGTCAACACATCTGAGGGTAGAGCTTGGCGGCGGGCAGGAGCGGCACAACCCCGCAATCCGTCCGCCGCCAAGCTGGCCCATCACTTGACCGACTTGCGCGGGTCAGGGATGTCGGAGACGCCGTCCAGCGCGTCTTGCCATTCCTTGGGCAGCGCCGCCTTTTCGACGTCCCCCGGAAAGCGCAGCGTGGCTCCTGCTAGCAAAAGCGGCAGCTTGGCCACGACATCAAGCCAGTTGATCGGTCCGGGGTGCGCGGAGACGTACTCGGCGACCGCGGAAACGAAAGCCACCACGAACAGAGCGATCCGAGGCAAAGACGCAGGCATGGAAAGCACTCTCACGCGCTGGACAGCCGCATGCCTTTTCACTGTCAGATCTGACATGTGACTAACACTTTTTCAATATGACAAAACGATCAAGGAAAGGCAGCCAAACCGAGTGCTACACCGGCGACCTCATCGCCCGCCGTCGCGTCGAGCTGCAACTCACGCAGAAGCAGCTTTACCTTTTGAGCGAGCTTCGAGGTGGCGAGAGTGTGATCTCCCAGTACGAAGGAAACCGGCGTATCCCTTCGATTTACGCGCTTCGCTCGATTGCGAGCGCTCTAGAAACGAACATGGAAACCCTAGTCGGAACGCGGGTACCGCGGTGAAGCTCGACGACGTAGTCAGGTGGGCGCGGCAGGTTGCCGCCGACATCCTAGCGCCGCCCGCCCTTCCAGGGCTGCCAGTATTCACCCCGGACGAGTGGGCGTCGAAGTGGCGCCGCTACGTGGAAATGACCGGCCGTGAAATCGTGCGGAGCGCCGAGCGCGCCTACCTCTTCGAGGCCACCATATGTGGCCCCATGCACGGCCCTGGCGGACACGTTCGGATGACCCTAACCCCGGTCATCCTGCGGCCCCCGATCCGCATGGTTCGCGGCGTGCTACCGGTTCCAGCTCGACCCCCGTTCGGCACCCTCGGACAGATGGACGCGCTGTGCGCGGCGCTCAACATCAAGGTCCACGAGATGATCTACGTCCTGGACAGTGTCGAGCCGTTCGCCGGTATGCAGGGTGCGCCGCCCGCGAACTACGACAACGGCGACGAGACGATCAACTAGCGACGCGTCCGACGCCGCCCTCCGACGTCTGCAGCTCGCCGGCGGTAGCTCGAGCCGCCGCCACCACCCGAGGTTGCGGGTGGGTCGCCGCCCGTCTGCTGCGCGGTGCCAGTGGTGGCCACCGTGCCGACCGCGCTGATCGAGTGCCCCAGAGTGCGCGTGGCGGTCCCGCTCGCGGCCACCGTGCCGACTGCGACCAGGTCGACGCTTGCCGGGGCTGCAGAAGCCCCAGAAGCCGCGACGGTGCCGACCGCGGCCACGGACGCCGCGCCAGTGGCGACGACGCCGCCCGACGACGCGACGAGCCCGGTAGCCAGCACGATGTCAAAGACGCCTGGCGCTGCCGCGGAGCCCGACGCAGCCACGATGCCGATCGCGTCGATGTAGACCGTAATGGCCGCGTCCGATGTCGCGGTCGCGTTGCCGCTAGCCGCGACCGTGCCGACTGCGCCGATCGAGACGTCCAGCTCGCGCGCCGCGACACCCGACGCCGCGACCGTGCCAACGGCGGCTATCGACGCCGCGCCGGTAGCCGCAGCCGCACCGCTCGCGGCTACCGTGCCGACAGCTGCCACGGCAGCGCCGGCAGGGGCCGCCGCCGCGCCGCTTGCCGCCACCGTCCCGACCGCTGCCACCGATGCCGCGGCGGGGGCCGCAGCCGTGCCGCTCGAGGCCACCGTGCCCACAGCGCCGACCGACACGTCGAGCTGACGAGCCGCCGTGCCGCTAGCCGCTACCGTGCCGACTGCGGCTACCGATGCGCCGCCCGTAGCCGCCGCCGTGCCGCTCGCGGCTACCGTTCCGGTTGCGGCCACGGAAGCAGCGCCGGGCGCCGCAGCGGCGCCGCTCGCGCGCACAGTGCCAGTGGCGGCGACCGATGCCGCACCGGTCGCACCCGCCGTGCCACTCGCGGCCACGGTGCCCACGGCGTCGGTGATGGTGATCACCGTGCCGAAAGACATCGGCAGGAAGATCGCCCGCCTGGCCGGCGTCCAGATGACGGGCGGCGCTTCATTCGTGGTCGTCGGGTTCGTGCCCGTTCCGCTCTGCTGAATGCTCAGCGTGTTCCCATTGCCGCTGTAGTCAGTCGTCAGACTGTCTGACAGCTCGGGATACCAGCCAAAGCAGCCGTCCATGTTGCGAGGCCGGCGAACGTTCGCCAGCTCGACGATCTCCGCCGCTGTCAGCATGCGCGAGAAGAACGCCGCGTCGCAGAATACGCCTGGGTGTGGGCCACCGACACTCAGCGAGTTGGCCGTGCTGTTCGCAACAGTGGCAAGCGGACTCGATACCGTTGAACCAGCTGCGCCGTTTATGTAGCTGCGAATCGTGGTTGCAGCCGCGTCGTAAACGAACGCAACATGAACCCAAGCGCTCGTGCTTCCGTACGCCCCTGCGACAGAAACTGAGTCGTAGGTTGGGAACGTCTGGTCGTCGAACCTGTACCAAGCAAGCGAAGTTGATGGGTCTCCATTGAACCGCGCGATGTACGAGCCGGCGCCGAAATCAGGTGAGCCAGAGTCAAGGTACAGACCAAGGACGACGCCATCATAGTTAGTCGCCGTAGACGTGTGACGAACGCGAACACACATCGTGTGGTTTGCACGAAGGTTGACCGCGTTTGTGAGCCCGGCGAGGCGACCGTAGTACGCCTGCCCTGCTCCACCCGTGTTGACGTTGGTCTGCGTCACGTCAACACCTCATCAATCGGAGTATGTGATCCCTGCGTCGAGCAAAAGCGCATCGCCGGTAAACGAGCTGAACGCGGTTGCGCGCAAACGGATGGTCACCCAATCGTTGGCCGCGATCGAATCGAGATTTGTGAGCGTAATCGTGGTCTCTACCGCTGCGTTAGCGTTGCCGCTCGTTGTCGTAGACTGCGTGGTTTCGGTCGCAAACGCGTCGGTCAGGATCGACTGTGTATCGCCAGGAGTGAGCGCCATGATGGAGCCGCCCCAAGTGACGCTGCCCGACAGCGTACCAGCCGTGCGCGCTGCCCAAATGAGCTTTAGCGTGAGGTTGCCTGAGCCGTAGTTGTACGCCTTGAAGCGCACGAAAATAGCTTCGTTCGCAACGCCAAACGCCCACGCGGGAACGGCAGAGTTGGTGCCTTGCAGCAGCACCTTTTCCGGGATGTTGGACGTCCCGACTGTCGCCGATTCAAGGTCTAACGGTATCGGGATCGTCGCCATATCAGTTCATCCCTGCGATCTGCTGCGTCAGCGCGAGCGCGTTCTTGAGTGCGTCTTCACGGATCTTCGACAACGCGATGACCGCAAAGTGTTGCGCGTGATCGGCTTGGGTCGCCGCGTTCGCGATGGCGATCCATGCGCTGAGCTGCACGGATAGCTGATACTCGATGTCGGCTAAGAGCTGCTGCTCGGTCATGACACCACACCTTTCGAATGCTCAAGCAACGCCTCGCGCTGCTTAGGCGTCGGGCGATCGTCCACGTTGCCGAAAGCGGAGCGCAGGATCACTTCCTGCGGCGTGCAGATCGTGAATCGGTGAAGCGCGGCGTAGTGCGGCATCGAAAACACATCGCCGTGCTTCAACACAACGAGCTGATGCTCATAGGGTTCCCAGTGGTACAGCGGAATCAGCACGGCAGGCACGTCCGTGCCTTTCTCCGTGTAGTAGGCAAACGACATGGAAGGGTGCTTGTAGAGCTGCTCGACGGACTCCGGCGCATCCTTGTCGAGCTTGAAATACAGCTCGAGGTGGGACGCCGGCACAGCGTACGTCCGTCCGCTCGGGTAGCGCACCGCGCACTGTGCCGAAAAGATGTCGTCAACAGCCGGATACTCGGCGACAAGCACCCGAGTATCCGTGCCGATCTCGCTGTACCAGTGCGCGCGGATCATGTGCTGATGAGACCCAACTGCACGGCATCGGCGGCAATGGTGATCGTGATGCCGGCCGAGGCTACCGCGGGCGGCGTCGAGATGGCCGCGCGAGCGCAGAACCGGATCTCAGTGAACAGCGTGGAGCTGTCGTAGGTCGCGATGTGCGTCAGCACGGTTGCACCAGTGGACCACGCAACCGAGCTTGCGCCGTAGTTGAACGTGCTGTGCTTGCAAAGGCTCGCCGTGTCGTTCGTCACCGACGTGTAAACGACCGGGTCGGCGAACGTGATCGCCTGACGTGCATAGCCGCCCGTGCTGGTCGGTTCGACTGCGCCGGCCGCGTTGGTCTGGCCGTCATCGCCGGGATTTGCTGTGGTGAGCGCTGCGTGAGTCG